ATTTTTGATTTCTTCTTCTGACTTATATTTTCTGGATAGACGCACGAAGAACCCACGGTCCTTGCGCTTATAGAATGTGTCTCTTGATATGCGAGTCTTACCTTTGTACTTCACATAGTCATAATTTGACTTATGGAAGTGAGCCTTCATCGCACAGTACATTAAATATATGTCAATCGGTTCCATTACAGATACGCTTCGATACCCAATCAGTTAAAATGTCAGGAAACACCCCATGAATGAAAAGAACAATACCCATTGACCACGCTTGAAAAAGGTGTTTGAAATAGGTGGTGTTTTGTTCTTTGAGGTGTTTCATACGGGTAACTTAGCTCTCTTTGGTAAAAAATTTAGTTCCCTCGCATTTGCCTCAATCTTTTCCTTGAGACTTTTTGAGATAAGGTTTCCTACGGTATCAGGTTCGATGCCTTGTTTGTAACAATAATCTAGCACTGCTTCCATATGGGTGATACCCTTTTCATTCGCGATTCTTTCAATCTCCAGAGAGAAAGATTTAGCAGTTGTCAATGTCATAAGTTCTCCTATAAAAAGTTGGGGGGTTGACCGTGGACCCCCCGCGAGTGTATTACGGCACTACCCGTTGGACTATTCTGTTACTAGGAAGTCCTAAACCCTATCCGACTTACGCAGCAAGTGCGTAGTCTTGAGATGCAAAGTTATCGTTTGCATTTACTATAGTGGTCTATGCGCGACCAACCGTGTAACTCCAATTTCCTAATAACTGCCTGTCGATCCTAATTCGCCCCCATCAGAAACACTTGGATTTCACCGCCTTGGCCGAGGAACTTATTTTCGATGCCAAGTGTTTATGGTGGAGGCGGGGGGAATTGCACCCCCGTCCAGTTCAGCGTTGAGTCCTCTTCAACGTTACTTCTTATATATAACATCTTCACCTTTAAAAGTCAAGTCCTTTTTAAGTGGAGCATTAAATTCTTTAGAAAGTTGTAAATCTGTCCCATAAGAAATTACACAACCTACGCCAGTTTCAAAAGACTCTACAACAGATACACCACCATCGTCTCTATCTACGTAAACAACAACTGTAGTGCTCGTTCCCGGCACACTTCCCGGCATCGTCCAATAGGCTATAGGTTTTTCTTTTGCCTTTTCTAAAGTCACCAGAATAGTGTTTAGAGGTGCACACAAAACTGGTTTCTTTGCTTGTATAAAGTTTGGTATGTCTTCTTCTGTTTGTGCGAGTGCTGCTCCGCTAATAGGCAGCAACAGAGTCATTAATAACACTAGATACTTCATTTCGTTCTCTCCATTCTGCAACGGACTCAACTAACGCATCTAGATAATTGTGTTTGTCTTTGATAAACTCCTGTACAGTGCCATCTTCTGTAACTACGAGAATCACCACTTGTGATATCTCTATTCCCGTTCTCTCTCCGAACATCTCTGCATAGGCAGAGCCTTGAATGTAATAATTTTCATTCCAATCATCATTGCGTTCTTTAGAAGATGTCTTGAAGTCTATAATGGAAGGTATACCTTTATATCCAGCAATACAATCTACTCGACCCGCTACCTTATATTTATCGCTGTATAGACCCGCTTCTTGTGCATAGATACCATTTATATTGCACAGTGCTTGTTCTTTTAATTGGTTGAAAAGACAGTATGGTAAAAAATGTTTTTCGTGCTCTTTCCATTTTTCTGGCCAAGATACATGAATGTTGTTCAGATAATCTTCACACATATGATGTACCTTAGTACCGCGTGATGCGGCTGTCCTTGCAACATAGTTGGCAACATCGTTACCAACACGTTTACGCCATTCGTGCAGTCCCTTCTTGTTACGAATAGAAAGCACTGTTGTGATTGATGGGTACTTGTTACCCTCTGGTGTTTCATAAAGACGAACACCGTCACTGTTTCTTGCTTTCACAGGGGGCAAGTCCACTGGTGTATGATTAAACATTATGCTAATGCTCGCATCCTCTCAACTAATCTATCTGCTCGATTGGTGACCTGACGATACCATGCAGAGTCAACCATCTCATCTGCGGCTGCGTTCCAATCACGGGAATCTACACCACGTTTCATACCCTTAAACTTGCTCAACCTTGGTCGCCCCATATTGAACATCATGTTCGCAATCACTTGCTGAGCTTCTTCTGGCAACTCATCGAAGTCTGGATATAGGATGGCGCAGTCTGACAATACTGTTTGGACATCTTGCTCGAAGGCATCAATGACTCTATCTTTAGAGACAGGGGTTCCGACTTCTTGACCGTTCTCTGGGTCAGACTCAATGACCAGATGGCCAATGCCAAAAGTAGCAAAACCAAGATGGTCAAGGTAAATTTCATAAATGCAGCCTTCGTCAATTTCTAGTTGTTCTCTGAGTTGTTCTAAATCCATTTTATTTATTCCTAAAGCTTATATTACCAGACACACTTATTCTAAGTTCGTCCGATTGGTTTGGTTCCACTGAATGTCTCAACCACGATGGAAAGATTATGATACGGCCTGGCGCTGATTGCCAGTATATCTCTTGTGCATATTCATCTGGACGGTCACCCTGCCAACCCTTATCTGGATTTCTTGCAAAGGGTAGTTGAACTGCCCATGCCTGTTCGCGAGGGTCTTCAAATGAAATCATGCCACACTTCTCAGGACACTGCACATAGTAGACAAAACTTAATTGACAGCCGGGATGTGTATGCGTCTTATTATAAGACCCCTTAGAATTTACGTTGAACCACATCGTGTCAATAACTGGTACATAATCTTTATCTAAGTGCATGATATCGTGAAGATTGTTTAAGATAGAGAGAAACTCATCACTCATATCATCGTGTTTAACAAAGTCACTTTGCCATCCAAAGATATTAGACTTTGTAACACCCTCTTGGCTTGAGGTATCTAGAATGTCCTTCTTCCATTTGTCGTTCTTGGTTTCATAATCTACGATATCTTGAAAATAAAATATTGTTGAGAAACCAAGTTGACCCTTGATAATACCTCTCTGGTCAAAAGGTATGTCTGCTGAGAATTTTTCATTTGTGTTCATAATATATTTGTTTTATTCCTCACTCATGCTCCCCACCAGCAGCACGACCATAACCGCCAGTGTATCTTTCTTGTTTTGCTGTTTTGAAAGTTGCAACAGTGATACAAATACCAGCAATCAAGATAAGGTGGGCAACAGCCGAAATACCAAAAACTAACCAAGAGCCGACATAGAAAGAAAATATGATACACCACATCCAAGCAAGAATTTGCATAATCATATGTCGCACCGCTAAGTCAGGTATCTTACTCAATGGATTGAGTTGATTATCCATCACAGCATTCCAACATTCAATAATAAAAGTTCTCATCACTTACTCCATTCCTAATCCCATCTTAATCTTGTTGATTAAGTAGTTACGCACAAATCCAGAACGTACAATATCTCCGATACTAAACTCTGTGCAGTTGAACTCTTCCATTTCTTCTAAGATACGCAAGAAATCGTGAAGACCATTTTTCTCATTTGTCCTCTGTAAATCAGTCTGGTCAAAGTCACCACAAAATACTATGCGTGAGTCTTGGCCGACGCGAGTGATAATTGTATCCAGTTCGTGGAAGTTCATGTTTTGACATTCATCCACTATAACAATAGAGTTGTCAAATGTCAATCCTCTTAGAAAAGAAGTTGACAGAAAGAATAACGTCCCTTGTCCTTTGAGTCTATCATAGAGTGTATTGAACTGCTGCTCGTTCTGCATCTCAAACATGAACTGCACCATGTTCTGATACGGCACTTGATACAGTGCAGATTTATCTTCTTCATCGCCAGGCAGAAACCCAATCTCTCTTGTAGGAATGAGAGAGCGCACGATAATAACTCTTTCGTATTTGGACTTCAGGTCCATGACAGACTGCATTGCAAGATACAGAGAAACAAAAGTTTTACCTGTGCCTGCTGCACCAAACAGAAATTGGTTCTGTCCTTTTTTCCAAGTATCAAACACAACCTTCTGACTGTCAGTGATTGGTTTGATGGTTACAAGTTGTGAATGATTAATTTCTTTATTCTTACTCGCCATAATAATCCTCTAGAAAAAAAGAGGGGGGAAGTGGGGGCGCGCCCTCCCCCCTCTGACACATAGGCGGATTGACTTCCCAGCTTGCTAGACGCTGTGCATCCTTTGCTGAAGTTTGATTTCTCGCCCGTGTCATTTTTATTTATAAGACTCCGTGCTTCTTCAGTACGTTCCTTGTCTTAATTTCTTTGGATGATTTTGTGCTAGACGAACCGTACTTGTCTGCGATAGGTGTGCCCGGATGTGCCTCTGCAATACGTTGCATGTTCTCTGTGAACCCACCGTCTACCTTTGGACCAACACCCATGATATGATCACCAGCAATTGCAACTGGAACAGGAACCTGTTTCACATCAGGATTGAGTTTCTTATACTCATCAAGTTCTGAGATTGGCATAAACTCATCATATTCTTCCTGAGTAACTGTGTCATAAAATCTATATGTTGGCATTATATGTCTAACTCCAATTGCACTGGTCCATACTTTCTCAAGTCATGCACCTCTTCCGTCAGCTCCTTCACGCGCATTTGTAAGAAATGTATCTCCATCTGCATCTGTGCTATTTCATTTTTATACATTTCATTAGGCACTGACCGTTCCTCTTCCATTCGTCTTCCCATGTAATCCCAATACGGCTCTCTTTCCATCAGATGTCCCACCATTAAACCACTCCGGTACTGGACGTTTCTTCCACTTTGCGAAACGTGACTTCTCTAGTATATAGTAATTTTGATATGCGAGAACTGTGTCCTCACCCTTACAATAATCAGGCATACACTGAGGTGGGTCAGTGAAACCAGAGTAGGTCAGTCCTTTAGGAACATGCGCTAATGGACCTAGCAATCTTTCTGACGCATGGTGTTTGCCGTATCTATAGGTGTACTCGCGACACAATGCACCAAAGTATCGGTTGAGCCACATATAGTTTTCTGTGCTGGTCCTTGTCCAGATTGTACTAGGATGGTTCTTGTGCGCCATCTTGTACAGTCCCACTTTATCTGCATACTCATCACCATCAATCACACGGTGTGCGGTAGAGAGTAGTTGTGCGCTCTCCAGTATCATCTTCACCACATGTTTATCGCAGGCCATTTCTGCGGCGATAGACGGACTCCTGTCCAAATAGAATATATTCATTTCACCTCTCCCATCTATAAAAAATATGG